GGTGTCCATTCCCGACTTTTNNTTTTNTATNCGTGGAGATTTGGCCGTCTTGCCTCNTGGGTGCGNCGTCACGGCCTTTTTATTTGAAAAACCTATGACCATACCCACAGAAGTAAACCAACCTTAAAACTAAATTTATGCTGACCCATTACGCAACTTTGTCGGCCTTGTCTGCGGCTTTGAGTTTCCATCGCCAACGCCTTTACCAGATAGCCAGGCGGCCAGGTTTCCCGCCGAAAGGCCCGAAAGGCTACGAAGTCGAGCAGGTGCTTGCCTTCCTGACGGCCGAAGGACTCCAAACCAAGCCATCAGTCAACACGCCGGCAGCCAAGGACAACCGAAACCTGACCGACCTGAAGGCCGACCTGCTCAAGGAACAGATTGCCAAGCTGAAATTTCAGAACCAGGTCGAGCAGCGGCAGTATATCGGCAAGGACGAGATTTCACACGAACTGACCCGCATCATTCACCAATTCAAATCGATGCTTTACGGCGCCCTTGAGAACGAACTGCCGCCAATCCTTGAAGGCATGAAGGCCGCCGACATCCAGGTGCGGATGCGCGAAGCATTGGCCGAGGCATTCAAAACCATCGAATCAGACAAATGGCAGAAAACTACTGCGAACAAATAGCACGGCAGGCCATAGCGCCGCGAAGCACAGACGCGCCATGGTTGTGGGCTGAAAAAAACCTGGTCGTTGACAAGACCAGCCCTTTTCCTGGCAAGTTCAATTCTAATATCGCGCCCTGGACGAAGGAACCAATGGAATGCTTTGCCGACAACCGCGTAAAAGACCTGTCCATCATGTGCAGCGCCCAATCCGGCAAAACCCAAATGGTGATGACGCTGCTGGCCTGGTGCATTGCCGAGGATGCCGGCCCTGCCATGTGGGTGATGGCGGCACAGGACGAGGCCAAGACGTTCGCACGCACGCGATTGATGCCTACCCTGGAAAACTGCGAACCTGTGGCGCGGCTGTTTCCTGCCGACCGACACGCCAAGACGACGCTTGAAATTAACTTCGCCAGTATGCCGCTGGTGATTAACGGCGCCAACAGTCAGAGCAAACTGCAAAGCAAACCTGTGCGCTGGTTGTTCCTCGATGAGGTTCGCAACTATCCACCTGGCGCCTACGAGATGGTGCTGAAACGCACGCGGGCATTCTGGAACGCACGCCGAATAATGATTAGCACGCCAGACCATGAAAACGACCATGTGCATCGTGCATACCTGGAAGGCGACAGGCGAATCTACAAGGTTGAATGCCCCGAATGCAAAGGCCGGCACGAAATGGCATTCGATAACATCAAATGGGACACAAACGCCGACACATTCAAAAACGACGAATGGGATTTTGACGAACTGACAAAAACGATTCGCTACGAATGCCCTGACTGCCAGGCGCCGTTTGTTGATCGGCAGGACATTCGCAAGGCGTTTGCCTGTTCCGGCATTTGGGAGGTTACGAATCCGCAGGCGCCGAGCGAGAAGGTTTCATTTCGTTGGTCGGCCGTGCTGCCGCCATGGGTTGCCTGGCGTGATTTGGTGCAGGAATTTTTGCAGGCCAAGGCCGCGTTGCGAGTCGGAACAACTGTTCCCTTGAAGGTTTTCAAATGCGAATCGTTGGGCGTTCCCTGGATTGAGGAAATGGAGAGTGACGACGAACTGCGGGAACTGTCGGTGCATGACGACGCCTGGCCATGGCCTGACGAGGATTTCAGGTTCGCAACGGTGGACGTTCAAAAAGATTTGTTTTATCTGGTGGTGCGTGCCTGGTCGAAGGACGGCAACAGCCGGCTGTTGCATTGGTCGAAGCCGTTGACCTGGGAGGACGTCGAGGAATTGCGAATCGAGTACAACATCAAACCGCATTTGCTGTTCATTGATTCGGCCTACAACGCGCAGAAAGTTTACGCGGCGTGCAAACGGTTTGGCTGGACTTGCATGCGAGGCAGCAAGCAACGCGACTTCGCGCACAAGCTGAAGGATGGGAACAACGTGCGCCGCGCCTACTCTCCCAGGGTGCTGGTTGATCCGGCCATCGGAACCAAGAGCCAGGGCAGAGTGCGCCCTGTGTCGTTGTTCCATTGGAGCAACCCAACCGTGAAGGACGTTCTGTATAATCTGCGCGAGGGCAAGGGCGCCAGTTGGACGGCCCTGCCAAATTCCGGCCAGGAGTATGAACTGCAAATGTTTTCCGAGCGCCGGAAGGAACGCCACGACAAGGCCGGCCAGGTTGTTTATGAATGGCATCGAGTCGGCAAGCGGTCAAACCACATTTGGGATTGCGAAGGAATGCAGGTTGCCGCTGCCATGATGGCCAGGTGCTTGGAAACTTTTTTCACTATTGTCGAAAAAGGCCAAAAACGTTAGCAAATACGCAAAAACTTTTTTCAATTATTTTCACAAAAGGGGTTGACATAAGCGAACAGTTGGGTTTTAATGTTTGCAGCGCGAGGGAATAAGCCCATGCCAACAAAATAGAGAAAATGAAAAAAGTAACTATAACGGTAAGAAAAACAGAATACACAAGCCCAAACAATAAATGCACATTGGGTTTCAATAAATCCTACACATGGACAGACTTGGAGATTGAACAGGCAATGGCTAAAAAGAAATGGAGCGGCGTTGAGGGTATGCTTAAAACTGAAACCATACAGATGGCTTTTGCTGATGGCTTGCACCTGTATGGTTCGGAGCCTGTTTATCAAATCGAAGAAATTTAACAAAATGACAAACGAAGATAACTTAAATGTTGAATGTAGTGGATGCGGCGCGAAGATGAGCAATGCCGATTTCAACCAACACAACTGCCCCAACATTATCCAACCCATTAAGGGGGAATCATGGGAGGATTATGTGGAGAGAAGTAAGAAGGAACTTGCCAAGAGGGTAGACAAAACCGTTTTGAAAGTTGATGCTTCTGCCTTATAAAGCCCATAAAAAAAACATGAACGCAAAAATGAAAAAAGTAACAATCAGACAAAGCAGCGAGAACGTGGTTTACGTTACATTGAACGGAAAAGTAATTTACATTGACGATTCAATTAAGGGCGAATTGACGATTGACGCCTGGGACGAGGAAACCGAAGAACCAATTCCGTCTTTTGCTACAACTGTTCGGGTTGCCAAGCCGACGCTGGCACAATGACAACAACCCACAAATGCCCCGAATGCGGGGCGCCAATCAACATCGGCAAAATCCTTGGCAGCAAGAGCAGCGAAGCCAAGACCATGGCGGCAAGGGCCAACGCCAGCAAACCGCCAAGGGAGGGCAGCAGGCCGCGAGGCCGGCCGCCTAAACCGCTTGACGCCGACAACAAAAAACCCCACATAAAAACGCGATGACTGAACCACAAAAATGCCCACATTGTGCCAAGGCAATTGATTTTGGCAAACTAGCCAAGCAGAACGCGCCAAATTCTGTGAAAACCATTGATGGAGTACGCGCCGGCCTGATTCTTAAAGATATTCCCACGCTCATTACCGAGCATCTAGGCAACGGCGGCCCTGCCGCCAGCAGCGACGGCCGCGACTTCACCATCACCTTGTCGAACCTGGAGCAGACCAAGGCTATCACTCTGCTTTTCCTCATCGAGGCAGACGACGACGCCGACCCGCCAACGTCCACCTACCGACGGCTGAAGGGCAAAAATGGAGAAACGGCAGGTTTCATGGTTTCCTCCTAAACCGCTTGACGAATCCACAACCTGAAGCAATCTGCTTTTGGTTTGGTTCTTTGTTTAGCAGGCTGGAGCGCCTGCACTCTCACAACACCCCGCGTCCCTGCTGGTTTCCTCTTTCCCCACGCAGGGGCGCTTTCTTTTGTTCGCTTGAGATTTTCCGACCCTGCCCGACTATTTTCTGGAAATGCGGGCAGAGGGTTTATTTCTTGATTTCACAACCAGCGAAATCACCACCATCCTGACCAAGGCCAAAAGCCTTGTAACGGAAGGCAAAACGATGATGGCCTACGGCATCGGCGGCCGGAACAGCACGAAGCAATTCACGCTGCCGATTGACCAGGTTTTGCGTGAGTGCAGATTTGCGCTGAAAAAGAAAGACCCTGCAACCTACGGCTACCTGTCAACCCGCACCTACGCCAAGTTCCGAAATGCTTAAAGGATTTTTCAAAAAACTCGGTTCGCTTTGGGAACCACAATATCAGAGCAACCGACACCGGCGGCCGCTGCGCTACCTGAACAAGGACACCAAGCAGCTAATACCGACCGGCACGCATCAGCAGTTGGTTTCTGCCGGCCGTTGGTTGTTTGGCAACTTCGCACCAGTACGCGGCGCGTTACTTGAGCAATGCACCTACAGCGTGCAACCCTTCGTGCCTCAGTACGTCGGCAAAGACTTGGAATGGGGCGCACGCGCAGAATCATGGTTGCGCGATTGGCATAAAATAATGGACGTTCAGGGGCGTTGCGATTTTGAGGAGTTTCTTTACCTGTCGCTGCTGTCAGTCAAGCGCGACGGCGACGTCGGCGTAATGCTGACGAATACTGCCGGCGGTTATCCTGCCGTGCAACTCATACCTGCTCACCGCATAGCCAGCCGAAACCAGAACGCAAACGAACACAATGGCGTAATCACTAATAAGCAGGGCCGTGCGGTGTCCTATGTTATTGACGGCGAGAGGAAAGTCAGCGCACGCGATATGGCCNTNTGNTTNTTTCCTGAATGGTCTGACCAGGGCAGGGGCATTACTCCATTGTCAGCAGTCACAGGCGATTTGCAGGACGTCAAAGAGTTGCGCGAATACGAGTTAAGCGCACAGAAGGCTGCCAGCAGTATTGCCCTGGTCGAACACAACGAAGACGGCTACGCCGACGACTCCGAGGCTTTTATCGAGCAGACAATTGACGACGGCGCCCTGTCCACAACCATGGAAACGCTTGAAGGCGGGGCAATCAGATATTTCCGCGCAGGCTCCGGCAGCAAGATTGAGGTAATGGACAGGAACCGGCCGTCAGCAAACGCGCAGGAGTTTGAAAACACAATTTTACGCAGCGCATTCCAGGCGCTTGAATGGCCTTACGACCTGTCCCTTGACCCGACCAAGATNGGCGGNGCGGTGGTTCGTTTGGTTACTGCGAAGGCGCAGCGCACNGTCGAGAAAAACCAGCGACTNGTCAGGAAGATTGCAAAACGGATTGACGGCTACGCATTGGCCAAGGCGATGAAACTTGGCCTGCTGCCAAGACCCAAGACAGGCGATTGGTTTTCCTGGCACTACCANGGNCCGCGCAAAATATCAGTTGATGGCGGGCGCGATGCGGCAGCCGGCCGCGAGGATTACAAACTTGGCCTGACGACCTTGCAGGANNTNTACGCCGACCGTGGCCTGCATTGGGAGGACGAGGTAGAAAAGAGAATTTCAGAGCAGCGTTTTGTTTTGGACTTGGCCGACAAATACGGCATTGACCCGAACCGCGTGCAGCTATTAACCCCAAACGGATTACCAACTAATGAAGATTAAACAGGAGTTTGAAAAATGGGCCATTCTGCCGGCGTGCATCGAGCAGGCACAGGCACAGCTTGGCGCNACCATGATTGAGGGCGCCGAGGACGAAGCGCCGGACGATGAANTGGATGACTACACTTTTGCCGAGAGTGGCGGCGTGGCAGTCATACCTGTGCAGGGCGTCATAGGCCATAAGGTTGGCGCAATTGCAAAGATGCTTGGCGCCGTCGATGCGCTTGACGTCATGGCGGCCATTGAACTGGCAGCCGACGACGACGAGGTTGACACAATAATTTTAGACATTGACTCACCAGGCGGGACAGTTGCCGGCGTGCCGGAGTTGGCCGAAACCGTCGAGGAAGTGCAGGCGTCAGGCACCAAGAAAATTTACGCCTACACCGACAGCCAGATGGCAAGCGCGGCCTATTGGTTGGCGGCAGGTGCCAACGGTATTTTTGCCTCACCATCGGCAGACGTTGGCAGCGTCGGCGTTTATCTGCCGGTGATGGACACCAGCAAGGCGCTGGCCGAACAGGGCGTGCAGATTGAAGTATTCAAAAGCGGCAAATACAAGGCTGCCGGTTTCCCTGGCGTGCCGCTTGGCGAGGAGGTGCGTAAACATTTGCAGTCCGAGGTTATGGAAACATACAACGAGTTTTCCGGCTTTGTTCGCAAGTTCCGGCCCGACCTAAACTACGAGGCACTACAAGGCCAGACTTTCACCGGCCGACGCGCAGCGGAAATTGGTATGATTGATGGCGAGGCAAAAAACCTTGATTCTCTCTTGCAAAAACTCGGCAAGGCGTAAGATGAATTGAAATTGTTTTTGAAACGATGACCATAGCACAGGAAAACGCCGACCTAAAAACGCAGCTTGATGCTGCCCAGGCCGGCACAGAGCAGGCAACCGGCGAAGTCGTCGCGTTGAGGGAACAAGTTGAAAAACTTGATGCGGCGCAGGCTGGCCTGCTTGAAAAGTGCGGCCAACTGGAGGCTGAACTGGCCGAGGCCAAGACCGACCAGGCCGACGTCGAGGAATTGGCCGGCGCACAGGCTGCCGAGATAGTCGCCCAACAGGGCGCCGAGCCTGTCGCAGAAGATGTAGAGGAAGTCAGCAGGGTTAAAACCCTTGACGACCTTTGGAACGATTATTCCGCAATTGAAAACCTGAAGGAACGCACGGTTTTCTATCGGAACGAAATCAAGCCGCAACTGTAATTTTTTAGGAGCATACAACTATGGCAAACACACTAGGGGGCGTAAATTTAGCCCAAATCGCACAACAAACGCTCGAAACACTCTCGGCCGAAATGCCAATTGTTTCGGCATTCACGACTGACTTCAGCAGCGATGTTGCTGATGTCGGCGAATCGGTCAGCACGCGAGTGGCGACTGCTGTAAGCGCAGGAGATGCCACAACAAGTGGATACTCTGCAACGGACGTAACATCTACGGCCAAAACCATCACGCTGAACAAGCACAAGCATTTCACGGCGGCCTTCACCGACCTGGAGATTGCAAAGGGCGGCATGGATATGCTCGAAAGGACATTCGTCCGGCCGGCAGTTCACGCAGTTGTTAACGCCATGATGGACGACCTTTTGGCGTTGGCCGTGGCGGCGACTTACAGCGCCGAGGTGACGGTCGTCGCCGGTAGCTTTGGCGCCGACGACGTGGCCGACCTGGCGGGCGACCTTACGACCTTGAACGTGCCAAAGGCCGACCGCGCCCTGGTTATCAAACCGGCTTACTACGCTAACCTGGCGCAGGACAATGCAATCCAGGCCAGTTACGCCTATGGCGGCCCTGGTTCTATTCGGGACAATGCGGTGCCGAAGGTTCACGGATTCAACGTGTACGAGTACAGCGACATTCCTGCCAACAGCGAGAACCTGGAAGGTTTCGCCTGCGGGCCGGAAGCATTGATTATTGCAGGCCGCCAACCGGCGCTGCCTGAGAATTGGGCTGGCGCAGTTGAGTCTGTGCAGGAGCCTGGAACCGGCGTGACGTTGCAACTACGCAACTGGTACGAAGGCAAGGACGGCGCACAGTACATCACCGCCACGTTGATATATGGCGTGGCTGCTGGCACCGTCTCCATGAAGCGCATTGTTTCCGCTTGATGAAGTTAAGTCTGACCGTCGGCCGTAAAGGCACAAAGTACAAGGTACTTTATGTCGGCGAGGATGCCGGCAAGGCAGTCGCCAAATATGCCGACGAGTTGGACGCGGAGAAAGTGAGCTTTGATGAAGTGGCAGTTTTTAGAAAACCGTTTCACTTCAAGAGGCGCAAACTGATGGCCTGACGGCCAGCGTATGATTCAGCCGGCGGCCTGCCTAAACAGCGGCCGTCGGCTTTTTTATTATGTCAGAATACACAGACGACATTGCCGAGATGATAGCCGACCTGCCTGTGGATTACGTCATCGGCGTGACGACCTACACCGGCGCGGTTAATGAAATATCAAAGGGCCAGGACGCAGGCGAAGGTGGTTTCCTTGACGACTTCGACCTGACGCTGATCGGCAAGAAGGCCGACCATTCAAGCCTGCCGGCGCTTGGCAGTAAAATGACGGTTGACTCGCAGAGTTATCGCATCGAGAAAATCACCACAACACCGGCCGACGCTGCCGAGGTGCGCTTCGATTTGATGAGCGCAGACAGATGAGCGTAAAAATCAACCAGGCAGCGTTTAGTCGGCAGTTGCGCCGCTACGCCAAGGTTAACCGGCGCAGTTTCAAGGAAATTGTAAACGCCAAGGCGTTGGACATGGCCTTCCAGGCGTTGAAACATACCGACGCAGCAAACGCCGGCGCCATCGAGTACAAACTTGGCGCCATTGGCAACAAGGTCAGCAAGAGCCGGAAAACCGGCCAACTACGGAAAGGCAAACGAATCCTGAAGGCCGACAGTTTCGCGGCCAGGATCGTGAACAGCCGACGCAAGAAGGCAGGCAAGGCGTTGATATGGGGCAAGGAACTGGAGAAGGCCGCGCAGAAGTTAATCAACATGAGAGTGCGGGCCGTTAAGTTTTTGAAAAGTGGCTGGATGCCGGCCATCAAAAAACTTTCCTACGCCGTCGAAAGGCGCGACAGACGCCCATGGCCGAAAGGTTTGAGTAAAGGCAAAGCCAGGCCGAAAGGTTGGGGCAGGCCAGCCAAGGGAGAGTTGAAGCCGGAAGCATGGGTAGCCAATAGCGCAACCAATAACAGCCGGCTGGCCATCAGCAAAATTGAGGCAGGTTTAAGTCGAGGCATGGCTGCCTCTGTTGCTGATATGGCCATTTACATCGAGAAAAAACTTGGCAGGAATTACAAGAAAGCAGGATTTTAATGGCTTATAATTCGCTAGAGGAAAAACTTGAAACGCGGGCCAAGGCTGTGCTGGACGGCGATAGCACTTTTGCAGGCTATTCAATCACCGTCAGCAAGGGCGAGGACGATGATGAACTGTCCCTGCCGCGTTGCTTGGTGATTTGTAACAGCGGCGAGGAATCCATCCCTGGCCTGGGCAATTTCAAATGTGAACTGACGGTGCGACTGATTGAATCCATGGACGACACGACCCTGGCCAACCATCAGACGCACGTTGCCGTCATCCGCGACCTGTTCATGGACTCCGACTTGGCCAGCACCCTGTCGGATGCAACCGAGGAGGTTACGGTTTTTGCTGTTATCTCTCGTGGCCTGGAAAAGGGAGTGGAGGAACGCGCCTGGTATTGCGAGGTAACAGTTGAAGTCCTGGCGGCGTCGTCCGACCTGGTTACAACAGGTTATTCCAATCTCAAGGCGTCACTCAATTCTATCAGCAAGACCGTGGCAGCAACCGGCACGCCGGAGGTGCTTGGCTCTGATTCTGTCCTGTTCCATTCAATCACATTCCAGGGCATGAAATCGGCACGCACACTTAACGCGGGCAACGTCTATATTCAGCCGGCATCAACCGACGACTCGGCCGGTTTCCGGCTTGAACCAGGATCGTCAATCACCTTTGAGGCAGGCAACGAGGACAACTATTTCGCGGCCGACCAATTCTATATTGACGTTGACCAGGCTGGCGACGGAGTGGTTGCCCTGCACAGTCGGTAGAGGTTTCGCTTGCGGTTTTGTCGGCCGCGTCAAATATCACTTGAGAATTTTGGAGATTTAAAAAATGGCTACAATCAAAGGAACAGCAATTCAGTATGGCATCGCCACAGCGGCATCAACCGGCATCGCCGGCGAAGCGGCAGTCACCAGTTTGAGCGGCGGCCATCGGGCTGAAACCAAGCGAATCAAGGGGAACAACGGCAACACGATGAGTTTTGTGATTTCCGACCAGACAATCGAGGTAACGGCAACCATCGTCTGCACTAGCTCCCTAAACATTCCGGCCATTGGCGACACCGTACAGCTTTCAGGCTTTGACGACAACGACCTGAACGATGATTATTACTGTATCAGCAGCGATGCCAACCACAGCAACGAAAGCGAACTGACGGCAACGGTTGGACTGTTGAGCTTTAACGACACGATAACGCTGCCGTAATGTGGATGAATACCTGCACAGCATCATTCCCGAACCTGTTTCCATCTTGGGACAGGAGTTGCGGCCGTTTTCTTTAGGTCATTACCTGCTGCTGAATCGCCTGGAGTGCGCCTTTCTTGTCGACGACAAGGAACCACTACTAGGCGATTTGCTTTTGGGGTTGCTGGTTTGTGCCAATACCTTTGAAACGTCGCAGGACATATTGCGCCGCAACGACCTTGGCGAGGATGTAAAGGCATGGGCCGAGAACGTCGGAGAGTTTGAAGCCGACGACAAGGCCAAGCTATTCACCGACTACCTGGCAAAGGCCATGGAGGTTCCAAAATTCTGGACAAGCGGCCAGGGCGATGGAAGCAAGGCAGGCGCACCCTGGCCGCAACTGGTACGCACGCGGCTGTTGTCCGAGGGCGGCCTGACGTCAACCGAATTGATGAACCAACCACTAGGGCAGACCTGGTGGGATTACCTGGCGTTGAACGAGCAGAAGGGCGCGTTGAAATTGAACGACGCCACAACCGAAGAACTTTTGAAACGACACAGGGAAAAGAAAGATGCCGACGGCACACGTTAACGTAAAAGGGCGCACCAGCATGGACGGCAGCGGTTGGGCTGCTGGTCTGCGGAAGATGGAAACCGGCACGAAGGGCGCCGCGTCGAGGATGGCCGGCAGTTTCGCAGGTGCCATCGGCGGCGTTTTTGCTGTTGGTTTTCTGGCCAGCGCAACCAGACGCATCGTTCAGCACGCCGACCAAATCCAAAAGACAGCCAAGCGCATCAGCGCCAGCACCGAGACGGTGCAAAAATTCGACTTTGCAGCAACCCAATCCGGCACAAACCTGGAGAGTGTGCAGGACGCATTCATGGACTTGGCCAAGGCCATCCAGGAAGCAAAGGACGGAGCGGAAACCAAGCGCAAGGCGCTGCTTGATTTTGGCGTTACGATGCAAATGCTTCGCACGGCACGGCCGGAGGAAGTGTTTTTGAAAATTGCCGAGGCCATCGAGAAGGCTGGCGGCGCCATGGACAAGGCCAAGAGCCTTGAAGAACTAATGGGCGGCGGCGGCCGCAAACTTGTGCCGGCCTTTGTTTCAGGTTTCGGCAGCCTAATGGGCCAGGCGCCCAAAGGGTTGGACGATGACACCATCGATAAACTTGTAAGATTCAACGACGAACTGGACAGGCTCAAAAGGGAAGCCCTGCCGGCCGCCGCTGCTGCTGTGGGCATCCTGGCCGATATGTTCAGCCAGGCAACTGCTCCGGAAGGCGAGGGTGAGCTTGGTTTCGTTGGTAAATCTGCCGGCGCCTTGGCCCTGTCTCTTTCTGGCCGAATGGACCAACTCGATTCTGATCCGGAAACGCAGCGGCGCCTTGGAATCAATGTTTCAAAGTCGGAATGGACTGCCATTTCCGAGCGGCACGGTCAGCCGCTCCCCCGGCCTCCAAGCGCCCGCGAGAAAACAGCCGATGCGGCCGATATGTGGGTGAAAGCCGAACTGTCAAAAACATACGGCCAGAGCATGAAGGATGGCAGACTGCAGCCGCATGGAGCAGACGCAGGCGCAACAGCAGCAACCGCAACAGCAGCAGCCGCAACGGGCTGGTCGAAGCCGAGCCTGCAACTTAACAGCCTGCAACGCATCGGCGCGGCCGTCAGTCAATCGGCCGACCCGATTGCGATTGAGAAGGACAACAACAAGCTGCTAAAGAACATCGCCAAAAACACAAAGAAAACCGCCGACAACGTAACCAGCGACGAATTGTAGACCATGGCAGACGTAAAAGGTTATCACCTGGTAGAACAGAACCCATCAATCACCTGGGACAAGGCCGCCGGCTTCAACTTCACCAAGGAGTTTGA